TGGTCACCGGAAATGATGGGATCCGAGGTCGGGTCGATCAGCTCGTACGTGACCGTGTATGTGCCGAGTACCGGCACCGAAGTGACGAGGCGCACGATCTTGGCTGGAGGGCCGATGCGAATGAAGTTGCCCTTGTCCTGCGGGTTGGGCGGATAGGCGAAGAGTTCGCCGGGCTTGGTGGTGCGGTAGTAGAGGAAGTCGTCACCGATCGCGGCATCCAGCGCTTCGATGACGGCAGTGCGCCGTGCTCCCTTGGGCAGTAGGTACTTCGCGGCGAGTGCATCCTGGCGTTCGGGAATTGTCGCCTTGGCACCAGGAACCAAACCGTACTCGTCTTCGCGCACGGGCAGCAGCTCGACCACCTTGTGCGGATTCATCTGGTTGGCGGCACGCGTCTTGGCGTAGCGCGCACGAGCGACGAGCATCGCCGTCGCGTACATCCAAGCCTCCGAACGGTCGCCGACTTGCGGATCGGGGAACTGCCCCGCGAGGCCGTTCTTCAGTTGCTTGTAAATCTTCTCGCCGTGTGAGGGCTCGCCGCTAAGCGTAAAATGCCCGAACCGCGTGAACGCAGAGAGAAGCGGCATTGGGTCAGTAGATGAAGAGCACGAAGGGAATGTCGGCCGCGGCGCCCGCAGCGTTGTCGATGCGCACGCGAGCGCTGTTGGTGAGCGTCTCCGCCGTCGCAAATCCGGGCGTGGCACCGGTGGCATTGGCCACGTGGTCAGCGACGGGTGTCGGGAATGTGTTTGCAGGCCACGCGACCAGACAGTTGCCCGTGCCGGTATCGGTGAGGGTGAATGTTGCAGGCACGACACCACCAACCATTGTTGCCACCTTGAATACCGCAGGCACGCCGGCCGCATAGTGCACTGTGACGATCGCGAGTGGTGCGACCGTGCCGTAACGCACCAGCAGATTCTCGCCCTGATTGACGTCCTCTGCCGTGAGCATTGTCTCCGAGTCGGGGAGGGGCAGATCGGGGTCGTTGATCTTCTGTCCGCCACCTACGTCATCCAATCCCGGACGATACGGGGGCACGAGATCAAAGACGCATTGGTCGGGGGTCGCCATCGTTCTTCCTTTTTAGAGCGGGAACACGGACAGGTAGCCGAGTTCCATGAGGTAGCTGTCAACGCCCTGCGTCCCGACCGTCGTGGCGAGCGGAAGCGTCGGCTCCTGGATCGTCACGTCGAAGACGCTGTCGACTTCATCGAACGAGTCTTCGAGGCGCTTGGTGGTGAGCACGCTCGGCCAGTCGCGCGGACTGCGCGGCGTGCGGCGCTGGCGCGTGCCGTCGTCGAAGAAGACCGCAACCTGCTCACCGGGTCCCATTGCGTTGAACTTCTCGGCGACGGGAGTGACGATGTCCTGCAGCGACTCGGACCAGGGCATGGCACGCTGTCCGACGATTGGTGTGTAGCTCTCGTCGCTCACGCCGTTGGAGGTGTCGACGGTGATTGTCCACGGACCGCCACCGACAACGCTGAGGATACGCTTCTTGCGGAACTGGCCAAAGGCCCTGTCGTAGAACGCGATCGACTGCCCTGCGACAGGGTCACCAACAGGTCCTGTGTAGACACCGTTCTGCGTCTTGAGTACGAAGCTGGTCGCACTCGCGGCTGTATCGACGATCACGGCCTGCCCTGGATTGGCAAAGTAATAGGGCCATATCACCATGTCGTTCCAGCCGGCGCCATCGGGGTCCCACAGGATCTTGAATACGCAGTCGACATCCTGCGCAAGGAGCGTCGCTGCGAAGATTCCCTCATCGGCGGGCATCGAGCCAACCACGTGCGCGAGTGCGGCTGCGATCTGCGTCGGGTTGGGCAGGCGTGAGGACCCCGTTGTCGATGGTTTCAGCGTGAAGACGAATGCCGATGTACCGGGGGCGAAGATGCCAGGATAGGTGAAGGCCTTCTCCACGGACATGCCGGCCGTGTCTTCGACGAGCTCCTGAATCTCACCGTCATTGCCCGAGGCGGGTCGCGCCTGCTTCTCCTGGTTCCAGAGAATGCGGTACTCTTCATCGGTCGCTTCTTCGCGACCGCCGCTCAATCCCGAGCCGTCGAGCTGCTCGGTGACGGTGCATGTCGCCCCGATGCCCGGTGCTGGGTTGCTCCACGTCGCCACGGTGCCAGCCGCCAAGTTCGTTGCGGGACCCGTGTCGATGCCCTGCACCGGCACCTCGTCGCCGTCGAAGTACGTGTTGCCGACCTTGCATTCGAACTTGAGCCCGAGTGCGGTGAGTTCATCGTGCAGCGCGATGAATCCACCACCAAAGCTGGCCGATACGGTGACCGAACCTGATGCACCCACGGCCTGCGGCCTGTCAACACCCGAAGCACCGGCCTGCGATTCGAGCAGCGCACCACCAACCTTGTTTGGGTCGGTGGCATCGGCAACCAACTTGATGTCGTGATAGACCGGCATCACCGCATCGGCCATTGTCGACGCTTCGATCCAGGGTTGCGTACCTTCGGTCGTTTCGCTCGATGGGTCGTGGAACTCGTAGTCCCTACGCCAACGATCTCTTTCTCCATCCCGCGTCGGGACGCTCAATTCTCCGGGCAGATCGTCGATAGGCATTTAGCTCACTGGAGGGCGGTGTCGTTGGTGTGCTTGACGACTTTCTGCGTGAGGAGGTTCACGTAGGTGACGGCGATCTTCGTCTGGCCAAAGTTGCCCTGCTGCACTTCGATCGCGAGCACGCGAATCTTCTGTCCGTCGAGCAGGCGCTTGAGCGCAAGGCTCGTGCGGTCTTCCACCTGCCTGACGAATGACGCACCGCTGAGGCGTGGGATCTTGCGGTACGTCTGCCCGACGGTGGGTGCGCTCTTGAGGCTGCCCTGCTCGATGGTGAGCGCGAGTGCGACGGCTTGGTCGATGGGGTGGATCGCGTCGTAGTAGCCGTTGGTCGTCGTGAAGTCGCGAATCGTCGGATCGTAGTTGACCGCACGTGGCGGCGAACCGACCTTGCTGGGAGCCGGGTCGGCTTGTGGGTTGTAGCCGGCAGGTTGGAAGCCTGCGCCCGAGTAGCCTGCTCCACCAGTCGGCATCTAGATCAGACCTTCGGGCAAAGAGTTGGCAGCGAGTCGATGAAGGCAATGAAGGCCGCACGTTGCGCGTCGAGTGCAGCAGCGATTGCGATCACGGCGGCCGGGTTGAGCGTGTTGGGTGGAAACGGAATGATGATGGGAGGGATGGGCAAGTCGGGCAGCTGGCAGCAGAGTTCGGGAATTGCGGGGGGGAATGGCGGCACCGGTGGAAGCGGAATCGTGTACGGAAACGGCAGCGTTGGCGTGGGGGGGATAGGCGGCGATATGCAGGGCATCAGGTCACCGTGCAGCTATTGGAGGGGACGGCGGCCGTCGAGCCCGTGAGCGTCGCCACAGCGGTTGCAATCGCCGCGATGAGGGCGGGCGTCGGGGTGCAGGGCCCACCACCAGGGGGAGCGACGAATGAAACGGCGGGAGTCGCGAGGAGGTTGAGCACAGGCAATATGGTCTGCAGCGCGATGAGGGTGGGCGTAGCCTTCGCGACGGCGTCGGCCGGGACACCGGCGGGCCCGATCGACGTAAGCGTCGCTGTGAGGCGAATAGCGGCAGCCTGGAGGTTGGCGTAGCTGCCGAGCGCGTCGAGCGGGGCGGGCATTCCCGCGACGCCACCGAGGTCGAGTCGCGCCCCCGAGAACGCCCGCAGGTGATAGCCGGTGTTGTCGAACGTCTCCTTGCCCCACGGTGCCGAGTAGAGGCGTCCGGTCGGGCTGCTCTTCCACTGGATCGTTTGACCACCGGGCGTCGCACCAAGTGACGTGCAGAAGATCGACACCGAGCCGTCGAGGTGGCATCGAACGAAGTTCGACGCGAATCCGTACATGATGCTCTCGCCCTTCTGCACGGCGGGCAGATTCGGGACGATGCGCGAGTCGGCGAGGGGAATGAGGTACTGCTTGCCACCCTCCCACGCGGACAGCATCATGCAGCCCGCGACCACGTGGCCGTCTGCGTCAACTTCAGGGTCGAGCGGTCGCGCGATGAAGCCTAGCGGTCCTGCGTAATCGTGATAGGCGCTGCCCTTCTGACCATAGGTGTCGGGCTGTAGGATGAGCCAGCCGTCGTCGTCGATGTCCGACGCACGGCAAAGGTACGCGTCCCAGGTGAGTGCGTTGGTTCCAGGCAAAAGGCTATCCCTTGTTGGTCAGTATCTGCTCAACGGAGCGCGGTCCTGGGCAGATGCTTGACCATGCCGGGCGGAAACTCCAGTGGCCCGAACACCAAGTCGGCGGGACGTGTGAGCTCGATCTCCGTCTCGGCTTGGGGGCCCTCGCGCTGCGTCACTCCGCTCACGTAGTAGGGAGCCTTGATGCCAAGCAGCTCGTCGTCCACCTCAATGACCGTGTCCGTCGTCCACACGAAGCTGAGGCCACCATACAGGCTCGGTGCGCGGTAGCCGCTGACCGTGTAGTGCAGCTTGTAGCTGGCGCGGTTCGCCTCGGCCATGTGACGACGCGCGAGGAACACTGCCTGCTCAGTGGTGCGTGCGTTGGTGCTGCGGATCGTCTTCGACTTCCTGAAGCCGAGGAAGTCCATCTCGTCGTCGAGAAACTGACCGATCGCTTTTGCGTGGTTGTTCTTGCGCCCCGCGCCATGACCGTAGACCTGATAGAGCGCGAAGCGATGCTCGGTGCCGTTGTCGAACGTGCACGACTTGACGTTCGTGTCTTGGCTCGTCTGGTCGAGTGTGCGACGGATACGCCCGATCGGGTCTTGGTTGGCGTTCGGCTCGCTGAGGATGAACTCGTCAGCCCCTGCCCACAGGAACAAGCCGACTAGATCGAGGTAGCGCTTGACGAAGTCGTAGCGGCGCTCGCCGAGCTTGGCCTGGATGACCTGGTGCACGATGCCGTCACCTCGACCGCCCGAGCCAGCGTTGGTGAGGATCTCTTCTACGTTGCGTGGTGGCGCGAGCTCGCGGATGGCGACGCCCGCCTTGAGCTCGCGGTAGGCGCGGTTGGTGGCGCGCAGCGGATATTTCTCGAGCCCGACCTCGTCGAGGTTCTTGCGCACCAGGTCGAAGTACGTCTTCTCGTTGAATGCACGCTCGGCGTCGATGAGGTCGTCGTGCATCGGCGCGAGGATGTCGCGCCCACGAATGGTGAAGTCAGTGCCACCGCTGCTCTGGGTCGCACCGACCGCGTCGATGAAGCCCGTCTGTTGCAGGTTCGGCCCGATGTAGAGCTTGAAGGGGTCGTTGGGAAAGTACTTCTTGAGCAACTGCGCGGCGACGCCGCTGTGGCCGAGGCGCATCGACCACGCCGCCGGGTGCACGAAGACGCCGCTCTTCACTTCGCAGCTCTCGGCGATGAACACTTCGCGATCCGCCAGCACGAGGCGGAGCTTGTCGTCACCTTGTCCTATATTTTCGGGATCGAAGCGCGGCATAAAGGGAGGGCGACTAGGAGGCTGGCGATGTTTTACGTGTTGACGAATGCCACGGGCATGAGAATGCGGAGATTTGCTTCGTTCGACGAGGCTCTCATCTCAAAGAGGTTCCATGAGAAGCAGCCACACGATTGGGCGCTTCTCATCGACGTGGCATCGCTAGTCATGAAACTGAATTAGGAAAAGGAGAGTCCCACATGGGTAGCCGAAATAATCCCGGGAAATTTGATTGCCTTGCTGCTGCCGAGCCAGATGAGCCGACCTTCACGTTGCTCGGGCGTGACCCGTGTGCTGCCGCGACGGTCGCGTTTTGGTGCATGCTGCGCGACAATGTGAGGAACAATCCGGCCGATGCATCGCAGCTCAAAGAAGCAAGCGAGTGCGAAGACGCGATGGAGCAGTGGGCGATGAAGCTCGGCAAAGCCGACGAAGTTGAAAAGGCCATGATCATCATGGCGACGATCTATGCAGCCCTCGATCCGAAGGCGACTCCGCCCGATGGTCCAGGCGATTTGCCCACCAATGGCGCAGCCGAAGAAGTGACGCAGTTCTAAGCAGCGATGGCGGCGGGGTAGTATCGGATTCGAAACCCCGCCGGCACTGCAAACGCGTCGTCGACGTTGTTGATCTGCAACAACTCGACGGCGTGCGTTGCGTCGCCGTAGATGGCGGAGGAGACGTCGGCGATGGGCATCGTCATCGGCACGATGAACTGCGCGATCGGCGTCTGTCGGTCGAGAATGTTGTCGAGGAGCTTCTGGTTCGAGGCCCACAGCTCGCGCATCGCGTCCCACAGGCGCCAGTTCTCCGGGTGTTGCAGGAACTCGAGCGCACGGTCGGTCTCGTCGAGGATGGCCTGCAGTCCGCGCACCTTCGACTCGAGCAGATTGAGGAACGCCTCGCCCTGGTCGACGAAGGCGAGGATCGAGTTGGTGATGTCGCGAATGTCGTCGAAGATGGTGCCCTGCACTCCGCTACGCGCAGCCTCAACAGTGTAGCGGTCGATCGACGAGGAGATCCCGACGACGCTCTTGCGGATGAGCGCGTCAACGAGGAAGAGCTGGCTCTGGTCCTCGAGGAACTCGAAGTCGGCCTGTTCACCAGACTGCAGCTTGGCTTCGAGCGACTGCGACCAGTTGATGCAGACGGCCTTGATGGTGCCGACCTGCGGCACGACCAGGTCGTTGGCGGTGCCGGTTTCGAACAGGTCGCGCAGGCGGTCGAGGCGTGCGGGATAGAGGTCCGGATACTGAATGAAGGTCTCGTGGAACAGCGCCGTCACATGCACCTCGTACAGCTTGCGCGCGAGCTTCTCGATGGCGCCACCGGGTGCATGCGGATACTCGTGCACGTGATGACGCAACGAGCACTTCATCGACACACGGTTGACGGGAAACTCCACGCCACCGAAAGATGCGCGCGGCAGGCGCTGCAGCGCGGTGGGCTGGGGGAATAGCAGGGTGGCCATGCGCTACTCCGCCTCGGTCGGTGCACCGGCGTTGGTGCGGCTGCCAGGAGGAGCCTTGGGGGGCGGGGCCATGGCGCCGTCGACGAGATTGGTGACGTGGACCTTGAGGCCTTCGTTGGCGAGCCGGCGCAGCGCAATCGATTCCTCGAGCTGACGCTTGGCGGTCTCGCGCGTCATGCGTTCGGCTTTCTCGATGTCCTCGCGCCCACCAGCCATGATGCTGATGCCGCGCAGAATCTGCTCGCCGATACCAATTTTGACGGTGCCCGTGCTCGCGGTGGTGGCCTTCTTCTCGAGGTCGTCGGCGTCCTTGTATGCCTTGTCGACCGATTCCTTCTTGACCTTGCCGGCCTTGATCTGTTGTGCGAGGGTGCCGGCATCGCTGCCCGCCGTTATCGAGGCCGCAATCGCCTCTTCTTGGTCCTTCTTCTTTTTTTCGACGATCGAATCGATGAAGAGCTTGCCAGCGTAGAACGTTGTCGCCGTCATCGACGCGATGGCGAATGCCGCCGACAGGTTGCCCATGACGCCGAATCCACCACCAGCTCCAGGGCCGGCGTTGCCGCTCATGGCCTTGAAGACGTTCTCGATACCGGCACGGATCGATTGTTCGATGCCAGCCTTGGCGATGGCGAGCCCGAGTGCTGCCGGGATAGCGGCAAAGGGATTCTCCGCGAGCCACACCGCCACGTCGCCGAACGCGCCCACGATGGCCAAGGCTGACTCGCCGAGCTTCTCCATCTGCGGCAGCACGCGGTCGACAAGCTTGTCGGCGATGTCCTGCATTCTGTTGTTGAACTTCTGCGTCTTGGCCTCGGCGGTGTTCATCGACTTGGCGAATGCGTCGGCGAGGTTCGTCTCGGTGAGCGTTGCCTGGCGCAAGCGGTCGAACTCCTTGGCCACCGCGACGAGCCCCGCCTGGACCTGATAGGTGCCGTTGGCGCCAAGCTGCGCAAATCCCTTGGCCATGCTGGGCATCGTCTTCGGGTCGAAGTCGACCATCTTCCCACCGCCACCCTCGCGGTAAGTTTTCTCGAATCCGCGGGTGAAGCGTCGTGCACCAGAGTCGGCGACGATCTTACCCATCTTCAGGTTGTCGCCCTGGGTGCCGCGCAGCATCTCGAGCACGAGCTCCTCGGGGCCAGTGAGCTTGTTGTCCTTGTCGAAGGCCTTGCGCCCCGTGAACTTCTCGTACTGCTTGACGCGCGCCTCCTTGGAAAAGAGGTTGAGGAACGACATCGCGCTGGTTGCAGCCTGCGTGGCGCTAGCAGCACCGCCGCTCTCACGCGTCTTCTGCACCATGGCACCGAGCGTGACCATGTTGCCTTCGGCGCCACCACGAAAGATGCCCGACGCAGCGCCAACCTTGGCCATCTGCTTGGCCAGGTCTTTGATCTCGACCGCGCCCACCTTGCCTTGGCCGGCGATGGCCATCATGACCGAGCGCACCTTGGAGGCCTTGTTGTCGACGTTGCCGAGCGCATTGCCGACGTCGCCTGCAGCGTCAACCATGTCGGCGAAGCTCGTGCCCGTTGCACGGGCGAGCTTGCCCATATCGGCAAGAATCAAACGACCGCTCTCGAGATCGCCAGTCTTGGCGACGTACTTCTGCAGGCCTTCGAGCGCGTCGCCGTACGAGAGCGCGACCGCATTGGCAGCGCTCTTCACGTCCTTCATCACTTCCACAGAGTCTTGCATCTGACCCTGCTTGCCCTTGGCTCCTTCGACGTAACCCGAGTTGGTGATGTCGGTGACGGTCTTTTGGTTCTTCACCGACTCGCCGACCATGCTGCCGACGTCGAGGTTGACGCCCGCACCGCGCATCAGTTGCGAGGCTGCACGTGCGCCATACGAGAGCATCGGCGTGACCGGGGAGAAGTTGCGGCTCGCCCAGTAGCCCATGCGATAGGACATGTCGCGCCCACCAGGACCACCGCCCCTGCGACCTGCACCACCCACTCCGCCACCACCGCGCGCAAAGTCGCGCTCGGCGCGCATCTGCGCCTGAGCAATCATGCGACCGGTGCGAGCCGCATCGCCAACCTTGGTCTTTTGGATGCGCGCCTCGTCGTGGGCGCCCTTGCTCGCCTCTTCGACGATGGCACGCCGCCGCTCCTTGGCACCCTTGCGCTCGTCGTCGATGCCCTGCTTGATCCGCATCAGCTCTAGCTGACGGATGTGTGAGTTGGCGCTTTTCTCCTCTTCTAGCTTGGCCTTGGTACCTTGCTTGGCTGCGTCGATGCGGATCTTTTGCTGCGCGCTCTCGTCGGAGGTGACTTTGGCACTCGCTGCCTTGGCTGCATCGGTGAACGTCTTGAAGACCGTCGAGAACGACGCGTCCACACTCGCACCGACACGAATTTTTAATTGCACGGTCTATCCGCCTCGCCTCAACCGACGGCGTTCTCCACGGCGCGCAGCTCCGCGAGCAAGAACGCGAGCAGCTTGCGCGTGCGCAGTTGACGCGCGGGCATCATCTTGTCGACCATCCCTCGGCCGATGAGCTCCATCAGGGCGCGCACGTCGTCATCATGAGCCGGCTCAGCAACGGGGCTGTGCGCGATGGTGACGCGCTCGAGCGTGTCCCAGATGCGGCGAATGGTGCCCGAGGGCCACGCCGCACCGACCATCTCGTCGGAAGCAGCGAAGTACGGATCGCGTGCGTCGTTGGGGTTGGTCGCGCAGCGCCCCACTGCCAAGCGCACCAGCGCATCCTCGTATGCCTTGATCATCAGCGGTCCATTCGGATCGCCGTCGGGATAGAGCAGTTGCACCTCGCGTGCGGCCTCGGCGAGCACTTGCTGCAGCTCACTCTCGGAGAGGAGCTTCACACCAACAGCGACCTCGCCGTGAGGCACGTTCTGCCAGTCGCTGCAAAAGTGCTCGGGCTTGAGCACCTCGATGGCGAGGGGCCGGGGAGCGTCGAGGGCGATCCTCTGTGCGAAAGCGGACATCTAAGAACGCAAAAACCCCGGCAAGCCACGGGGCTCGTCGGGGTGGGGGTGGGTCGCCATGGGATGCGGTGACTCGTTATGGTTCGTGATCGTCGGGCTGCTCGAGTTGTCTCTGGTGGTCTTTGGCTAGCTTGCGGCTTCGCTCTTCGATGTCGTGCCACTCGGTGCGGAGGTGGAGCCAGATTCCGAGTTGTCCGTTAGTGAGCTCCACAGCTGGCTGGCCATAGTAAGCGCTAAGCTCGCGCGAATACCGGGCTCCAAGCGATAAAAAAAAACGAGAGCCTCGTCACGCTCACCGCTGGCGAGTTTGGCGATGGCGTCGACGTAGCCTTTGGCGTCGAGCTTGGCGATGGTGGGCGACACCTCGTCCTGCCACGACTTCTGCAGCTCGTACATGTACGCGATGGCTTCACGCCCATAGGCACCGCGCACCTCGTCGCCGTCGCTGAACATGGGCTGACGGTCGTCCTTGGGTGAGTCGGGGTCGAGGTACGCCGCTGCGATGGCTTCGACCATGACGGCCAGGTCGTAGACGGGCTCACCGAGCTCGGGCTTTTCGACGCCACCAATGATTGCGCGTGCTCGCGCTGCGACCAGGACGCGCTCCTCTTCGAGACCGTTGAGTGCGCGCACGAGGGCGGGCACGCCGGTGCCGTCGCCACCGTCGGGCGGAGGCAGCTCGGCGACCTTCTCGGCGCGCACGCCGCGAGCGATGGTGGAGAATTTAGGCATCTAGCTCCTAACTACGGGGGATTGTCTATCCAGAGATAACTGGCGCCGCACCATCGAACCTGAATTTGCCACGCGATTCGCCATTTCTTGAGTTCGAGGTGTAGTTGACGCTCTTGAGGCGTCCGACGAACTCTTGGAACTTGCCATCAGCGAAGATCGTGATCGACACGTCGCGCTTGTTGAGGATGGTGCCGAGGAAGTCGACCGGGGAGCCCGCGACGGGAATCACACAGTCGGCCTCGAGCGTGCACGTCGAGATGCCATCGCTGTGACCGAGCACGCCCTCGGCACCGAACTGCAGCTCGTCGCCGCTCTCGATGTCGAAGGTCACGCCGGACATCGTCGCGAGCTTCTTCTTTGCGAGGTACACTGGGAACGCCCTGAATTTCGATTGAGCCATGGGTCAGAATTCTCCTGGTCGGTTGCTCGGTGGCGGTAGACTTGCCGCGAGCGACCGGGATGCCCGGATGGCTCGCGTGATTACTTTTTCTGTTTACGTACGGGCGTCGTCAGCGTTGCTTCAGGCGTCCAACCGAGGCCGAAGTAGCGCTGCCGCAGTGTCGCGCGGCTGATGCTCGTGCGCTCAGCCCATTGCGGCAGGGTGAGCGTCTCATTCTTGTACGTGATGGTTGCGTACGAATTGTTGCAACGGCGCGTTTCGACCCAATCCCCAACCGGCGTTGTCAACGCGGCCTTAATACTCATGCCTGCACGATCGATCCTGTTCAGGATGGTGTGCACGTCGATTCCAACGCGGTCAGCCCAATCTGAAGCTGACATGGTCTCACCGGCGTGCGTCAGATACCGGGTGCGACGCGTGTTGCGGTTCTGGCGCTTGCGTGTCGCCCAGATGCAATTCGACTTCCAATAGCCAAGGTTGTTCTTGGTGCGCTCAATCGAGAGGTGAGGTGGCCGCTCGCCCATATCGGCGAGAAAGTTCTCGAACGATTGCCACCGCTCGCAGACGCGAATGCCGCGTGCCCCATAGTTCTTGTACGCGTGGTCGTCCTTGTTCTCGCAACGGCCGAGCATCGACTGCCAGATTTTGTATGTCGGGCTCGTTTGCCCATGTATGGCGTGGCCGTGCTTGATCTTGCGTCGCTCACGGCAATCGATGCATGCCCCAACGGGCTCATTATCCTTGCGACATATGGGGGCGCCGTGTTTGCCGCAGCCACAGACGGCTTCGACGCGGTACTTCTTGCCGTCGCGGTATGGGGTTCCGACCGACTTCCAACCAGATTTTTGTTCCATGAAGGGCGGTTTATCATGGCCGCCCTATACATGTCAAACGCTTACTAGTTAAACACTAGTGACGTTGCGCACGGAAACTCCTATCTGGTGCTGGTTACTGGCGGGAATGACAGGAACCGCGCTCATGATTCGAGGCGTCGCACCACCGCTGTACTGACTGATGGGTGGATTGGCGAGCTGTTGGTTGGCGTCGAGGATGGGCAGTCCAGTCGGTAGCCCAATCCCTTGTGACAATCGCGTCAGCTCGGCGCCGACGGTTGCGTTCCACAGCTCTGGGTAGGCAACACCCGACGGAGGACGAGGAAGCTCCTCGGCGGGGTTGTCGCTGATGCGCGGGTTGGCCGGTAGGAACTCCGTGGTCCAGATGAGCTCCAGGTCCTTGAGCACGAAGTCGGGCACGGTGGTGCCGCTCGTGTCGAGCACACGATAGTCGGGATTGACGCCGTTGAGGCAGTGCGTGGTGATGCTGCGACAGATGCGCACCGAGCCATCGGCGAACGTGAGCAGCGGAGTGACGCCCTCGCCGAGTGCAGTCTCCTGCGTGGCGATGCTGGCCTTGTCGGCGCTCTGACGCTGAGGAGCAACTCCCGGCAGCGGATTGAGGAACACCGACGAGTCGTAGTAGGCGTCGGGGTCCTGAGTCTCGGCAGCAGCACGCGTCGCGGCAAAGGTTGCCGCGATGACGGACGGGTGCGTCTCGACGTTGAGGCCCCACAACACCTGAAAGCGAATGTCGTTGAGCGTGGTCTGCGCGAGCGAAGCCGCAGCGACAAGCGTACTCGTTTCGCAATAGACGAGCTGCTGCAAGAGACCGACGGTCGGTGCAGCCTGCGCATTGAGCTGCGTCTTCCACGTCGCTGCTTGAGTGGAGTCGAGCGTTGGATCGGCACAGGCAACCGCGATGCGGTCATACTGCGTCGGGAAGATCGCGCTCTGCAGCGTGGCTGCCGAGTCGTTGCCTGCTCCACCCGTGAAGCGGACGCCTCCGCCAGTCATGGCGGCACCGCCGGTGGGCGTGGAGACGAAGCCCGCGGGGGCTTGGGTCACGTCCTGGAAGACGCAGTGCCAGTTGTTGCGCACACCCTTGTTGCGAGTGGTCAAGGTGACGACGCCCGCAACGTTGCCCGCCGTGAAGGGCAGGCGCGTGTTGCCGTTGATGGCGTTCTTGATCGAGACGGCGACGTTGGTGACGGTGTCGCTGGCACCGATGTTGGCCGTGACGAGCACGCCCGACAGTCGGTAACCGACGGAGCCACCCGCAGTCCATGCACCCGTGATAGTGATGGTGGCGGTGGCTGCAGCCTCCGCGCCACCCGAGGCCTCGGCCTGGGCTGCAATGTAGATGCTGACGCCCTCGATCGCGAGCGC